TTTATTGAAGAATCCCAACAAGCCCGACAATCTCCACACTTGCCACCCTGCGCAGGCGCCGGGCAACTTGCACCACTGTCAACAACCATTGAAGAGTTGGGCCAGCTGTCCACGCTTTGGCCTATCATTGGTGGACTAAATCTAATAATTAAATTTTTAGGTTTTCTGTCTAAATGGTCCTTGATCCATGCTTCACGCGTCGGGATCCAGTGATTGGTTTCCGGTGTTGCCTCACAAATTTTATAAATATTGTTTAAGTGTTGCAAATCTTGAACGTCTCCAGCGTCGTGCCACCTGAACCACTTTTGACGCTTGATCACCACTATCATTGCATCCACCCACAGCGGTGACTTCATTGCCTCCAGCCTTCTGTATTGCGCAGCCTTAATAGCTTTGTATCTTGTATAGTTACCCTTCAAAGCGTAACAGCTGGCGCAAACGCTGCCTTTAATTTTTCTAAGCTTAGAACCTGTTTTGCATTCCCACGCCGGTAGGCTGTAACTCAGGCCAGGCATTTTAGAAGTTCTTGTAAATGATCCCGTAATTTTTAAAGCTTCCTTTACTTTCATAATATCCTTTATAATCCTATATATAATAAATGTCAAGCGGCAATCGCTTGCCGCTTGCCGCTTGTTGCTTAAATCTTTTTTAGTCTTTTTATTTCTGTATAAACTTCCGTCAATTGCGGTAGGTCTGCTGTCTCCGCAAAGTCTATAATTTCTTTTCTGATTTCTTTTTTCTTTTCAAATTGCTTTGCTTTGTTTTCAGATTGTAACGCTTGTATTATTTCATCTTGTGTCATTAATTATCCTTTCTGGGACAATCCTAAATTAAGGATTGTCCCTTGTCAAATTATTAATTAATTGTTTCACCTATAGGTGGTAACGCTTTTTGATCCTTGGTCCAGGTCAAGCCATCTTTTTTAAGATTGCTTTGGAGCTTGTCGCGTAAGTCCGCCGGGCTTCCTGCTTCCATGATGTCTTTTAAAGATACTCTTTTATTATCTTCTAATATCTTTAATGCTTTACCTTCCGGAGTTTTCTCAATTTGTTTTCGCGCAAGATCCCCGGCCCATTCTCTTATTTGCTCCCAACAATCATCAGGCGTTATGCTGTTTGATCTGTAACCATCTATATCAAATTCCTTTTCACGGAATTTGTAATTGACCTCTTTTTTTCTGGCTACCTTGGAAGTTCTAAAGAACCGCGCCGCCTTACTCATTTTGGTTTTTACATTTTCAATAGCCTTCTCCAGCTCTTCAATGATAGGCGTTGCGCCTATTTCATCCGCTAGATTTTTTTCAGCTATCTCCACCGCTTCTGCTTCAAGCGATCTTATTTTTAATTGTGCAGCTTGGATTAATGGGTCGTAGTCCCTGTCTAGTTCTTTTACGAACCAATCACGCTGCCATTTTTGCATTGTTGCTTTTGCCATGTTTTATCCTTTCTGTTATTTTTTTTATATAAACTACTTGACAAACATTGTCAATAGGATTATATAGGAGATAGCGTCTGTTTACTTGTTCCGACGTCGTTAAACTCAAACAAGTGGGATAAGATCCAGGGTCACACCGCTACTTTTCGTTGGCCGTCTTCCCTGGATACTGATCCCTGGTCCATCACACTGGAGGTAAACCTAGGCAGTGGGATGATGGACCTGGGATCAGTCAACGCGCCGCCGCCGCTAGATCACAGACAGTCTGGCGTTGATTGGTCCGGCGATACAGTAATCCGGCGTTGCTAAAGCACTGGAACGGTTTACCGCCTTCCTGGATATCCAGGAAGGTAAACCCGAAAGAGGTACCAGGCGCCATCCAATTTTTGCAATTTTTTATTTTAGTTAATTACCATTTATACAAAAGGGGTCCCAACATATGGCCATATATTGCAGGATTTGTATATTTATGATAGGAAAATACTTTATGGGACTCCTATGAACCTAGATAAAGAAAAATTAAAAAATTTAGATAAGTTACCACCGGATGTAAAAAGACAGTTTGCCTTGTACATGAATCAATGGCAAGAGAAGAAAAAGGAGTCTCAGATAGCAACTGATTTTCTAAGTTTTGTAAAACATGTTTGGCCAGATTTTGTAGAAGGGTCCCATCATAAACAGGTCGCAAAGAAATTTAATGATATTGCAAATGGAAAAATAAAGCGTGTTATAATTAATATGGCACCTAGACATACTAAGTCTGAGTTTGCATCTTATCTTTTACCTGCATGGATGGTGGGTCGTAATCCTAAATTAAAAATTATTCAATCAACTAATACAACTGAACTATCTGTAAGGTTTGGTCGTAAAGCAAAACAATTAATTGATTCGCAGGAATATCAACAAGTATTTAAAACAAGACTCAAAGAAGATAGTCAAGCTGCCGGTAAATGGGAAACAGAACAAGGTGGTGAATATTATGCTGCTGGTGTTGGCTCTGCAATTACAGGAAGAGGTGCAGACCTTTTGATTATTGATGACCCACATACTGAACAAGATGCTATGAACGCTGCAGCACTGGAGAGAACTTACGAGTGGTATACTTCTGGCCCACGTCAACGTCTTCAACCTGGTGGTACGATTGTAATTGTAATGACTCGTTGGAACGAAAAAGATTTAACCGGTAGATTAATATCTGCACAAAAAGAACCTAAAGCTGATCAATGGGAGGTAATAGAGTTTCCTGCTATTATGCCTTCCGGTAAACCCCTGTGGCCTGAATACTGGAACTTGAAAGATTTAGAAGCAGTTAAAGCTTCAATACCCCTTTCAAAATGGAATGCACAATACATGCAAAATCCAACTGCAGAAGAAGGATCATTAATCAAGAGAGAATGGTGGCAAGACTGGGATGGCGACATACCACAATTAGAACATATTATACAATCTTATGATACAGCTTTTATGAAAAAAACTTCTGCAGACTTTTCTGCAATTACAACATGGGGTGTATTCACACCGGATCAAGATTCAGGACAGCATTTAATACTGGTAGATGCTATAAAAGGTCGTTACGAATTTCCTGAACTACGTCGTATTGCATTAGATCAATACGGATACTGGAAGCCTGAAACCGTAATCATTGAGTCTAAAGCATCAGGACTCCCATTAACTTATGAGTTGCGAAAGATGGGTATTCCTGTTATAAATTTCTCACCCTCTAAAGGTAACGATAAACACACGAGGGTTAACGCAGTTTCTCCGCTGTTTGAATCCGGGAGAATATGGGCGCCCAAAGAAATGGAATTTGCTCAAGAAGTGATAGAGGAATGTGCTGCTTTTCCTTTTGGAGATCACGATGACTTGGTAGATTCTATGACACAAGCAGTGATGAGATTTAGACAAGGCGGATTTGTAATGCATCCTGAAGATTATCAAGATGAACCAACGCCACAAAAGAGGAGGACATACTATTAATGGCAAACAAATTTCATAGACAAAAATTCTCAACTGGATCTTCAATTAAACGTGACTTTCCTGGTTTAAGAGAATCTAAAAAAGATTTTAGAAAATTTTTACAAAAGTACAAAAACAAACCTCTTGACATAGATGCTGTTTTTAAAAGCTATAAAATATTTAAAAAGAAATAATGGGACCTTTAGCAAAATTTTTACTATCATTAGCAAATCTAGTTAGATCTGGAGGAATTAAAAAAATAGATCAAGCCATTAAGTTTGCTGAACAACAGTTTGGTCAAGTGTCTCCTCTTCTTAAAAAACAGATAGAAATGGTTTTCAAAAAAGCCAAGAAGCCTGAATCAGGAACCAAGAAGAAAGGTGAAGTGGTTCCTATGAAAGAGGGTATAGAATCATTAGACGAATTTAATTTATCAAAAGATGATCCGATGGGTGACCTTGAAAAAATTGTAAAAGGTGAGGGAGATACAGGTCTTCCAAAAGTTAATCCTACAAACATGAGCACCGGTCTTACAAGAACAATAGCTAGAGAGATTTTAATGAAAAGAGGAATTGAATTATCAAAAGGTATGGATCCAATTGAAGTGTTTAGAAAAACTTTTGGTCAGGACTCTTTGGGGGACGTTGCTAATCTTGCAGAAGAATTAATAGAAATGGATAGAATGGGTAGAAGACCTAAATCATTAACTGAAATTATAGAGCAAGAAGGTTTCTTTGATATTAAAATGCCTAAAGAACCACCTCAAGGACTTAGTGCAGATGACCTTGCAAAAATTCAAAAAGAAATAGATGAAGAAGAAGTATTGAAAAAATTTGACCCAACAGACAGAAAACCAAACGCAGAGGGCGGATTAAATTCTTTAATGGCCTCTGATCCAGATATTCAAGATTCAAGAAATGAATTGTCTTTGGAACTTTTTGGAAAACCCTTAAGACTTTTAACAGAAGAAGAAATAGATATTCTTAATGACGAAGCTGAAAGGCTTATGCAAAAATTTTCTTCTAAACCAAAAGAAGCACAGTCAATTAAATTAGCTGGAGGTGGACTAGCTTACTTAATGGGTATGTAATGAAGATAGGTGAGTATGAACAGATGATGGCCTATCTTACACGTCCTAGATTTAAGGACGGTACAATTCCAAAACAAAAACCTTTTACAAAAGAAGAATTTGAAAAAAGAGCGGATGGATTAGTTCAGGGTTCCTTTGGTGGAATGAGAAGAAACATTGAAGGTGTTAAATTATTAAAAGACACCATGGATGAATTAATATCAAAAGCTTTAGATTCGGGTGCGATTAAATCTAGAAAAGAAGCGGTAGACTTTATTTTAGAAAGAGAAAAATATTATTCTGATTTTATAGAGTCTGAAAAATCAAAAGGTGTAGAAGTGCCTGTTTTATCAAGAGATAAATTTAATTCTGGTTCCCTGGCTTCTGGAGCTAGACAAGGTATGAGTTTTTTAAAAAGAAAATATAAAGGCTCAGATCTTGAAGCTATTTTAGAAAATCCAAAATTATTAGCAGCAGAATTAGGAGTAGAAGGAGCTTCAGAATTATTAAGATTATTAGGAATGTTTTCAGAAGGAGGTATGGTTGGAAAAAAATCAGGCCCGCCACCAGAATCAGGACCCATGCCTCAGGGCTTGAATTTAAAAGACAATACTGATAAAGGTTAAAAATTGGAGAAAATAAATGGCAGATGATACTATAGACAAGGCTCTACCTAACGAGCCTAGAAAAGAATTCTCATTACCCGGTGAAGAGGAAATTAAAGAAGAAGTTTTAGAAGAAGTTAAAAAAGATTCAGAGTCTCCTGATGACGTAGAGATAACTGAAAATGAAGATGGGTCTGTTGACATTGATTTAGATCCGGCTGCTGCAACACCGGAAGGTGGTGATGAGCATTATGCAAACTTAGCAGATTTTTTACCGGATGAAGTATTAGCATCTTTGTCTTCTGATTTAAATTCAAAGTACATGGATTATGTTTCTTCTAGAAAAGATTGGGAAAAAAGTTATACTCAAGGTTTAGATTTATTAGGGTTTAAATATGATCAAAGAACAGAACCTTTTCAAGGCGCTTCTGGCGCGACTCACCCGGTGTTGGCGGAAGCTGTTACTCAGTTTCAAGCGCTCGCTTATAAAGAGTTACTCCCAGCTGATGGACCAGTCAGAACACAAATCTTAGGACTACAAACTCCAGATAAAGTTCAACAAGCTTCTCGTGTAAAAGATTTCATGAACTATCAAATCATGGATCAGATGAAAGAATACGAGCCAGAGTTTGATTCTATGTTATTCCATTTACCTTTGTCAGGTTCAACTTTTAAAAAAGTTTACTATGATGAAGTGGAAGGACGAGCTGTATCAAAGTTCGTTCCTGCAGATGATTTAATCGTTCCGTACACGGCTACCTCATTAGACGATGCGGAAGCGATTATTCATCGTGTAAAAATTTCTGAAAACGAATTAAGAAAACAACAGGTTGCTGGTTTTTATAGAGATATAGAATTAGGACAAGCTCAAGACAAAGAATCTGAAGTTGACAAAAAAGAAAGAGAACTAGAAGGAGTTAAAAAAACAAAAGACGAAGATTTATATACCTTGTTAGAGTGTCATGTAAATTTAGATTTAGAAGGATTTGAAAATATAAATGAAGAAACTGGTGAACCATCTGGAATCAAACTTCCTTACATTGTAACCTTAGAAGAAGGTTCTACAGAAATTTTATCTATAAAAAGAAATTATGAAATTGGAGATCTGAAGAGAAATAAAATACAATACTTTGTCCACTTTAAATTTCTGCCAGGACTAGGTTTCTACGGCTTCGGTCTCATCCATATGATTGGTGGTTTGTCAAGAACTGCAACAGCAGCTCTTCGTCAATTATTGGATGCGGGTACGCTCTCCAACTTACCCGCAGGATTTAAAATGCGTGGCATCCGAATCAGAGATGACGCACAATCAATACAACCAGGTGAGTTTAGAGATGTAGATGCACCAGGGGGTAATTTAAGAGATTCATTTATGATGCTACCGTTTAAGGAACCATCACAAACATTACTAAGCTTGATGGGTATCGTAGTTCAAGCGGGTCAAAGATTTGCATCAATTGCTGATATGCAAGTTGGAGATGGAAATCAAAGAGCAGCAGTTGGAACTACAGTTGCATTATTGGAGCGTGGTTCCAGAACCATGTCTGCTATACACAAAAGAATTTACTCAGCTCTTAAAAATGAATTTAAATTATTAGCTAGAGTATTTAAGTTATATCTACCACAAGAGTATCCATATGATGTAGTTGGGGGTCAAAGAATGATTAAACAAACAGACTTTGATGATAGAGTAGATATTTTGCCAGTTGCTGACCCCAACATTTTCTCTCAAACTCAGCGTATTTCCCTCGCGCAAACGGAGTTGCAGCTGGCACAATCTAATCCTCAAATGCATAATCTATATCAAGCTTATAGAAATATGTACGAAGCGTTAGGTGTAAAAAATATTGATTCGATATTAATGAAACCAATGCCACCTACACCAAAAGATCCTGCATTAGAACACATTGATGCATTAGGTGGTAAACCTTTTCAAGCTTTTCCAGGTCAAGATCATAGGTCTCACATTACAGCTCACTTAAGTTTTATGGCAACTAACA